ACGTCATCGGCTGTGATATTTCGCAGGGGACCAGGGCGAGTGATTCGGTGCTGACTGTCGGTGACCGGCTCAGTGGTGAGAAGGTGGCCGAGTGGGCCGACAATGAAACGAGTACTGTGAAGTTGGCAGAGGTGGCCGTGGCTCTTTGCAGGATGTTCCGTGGTCCCGGCGGCAGGGCTGCGTATTTGATCTGGGAGGCAACGGGTCCGGGCAGGACTTTCGGGAAGACGGTGGTCGAGGAATTGCATTATGGGAATATTTATTACCAGACCCAGGAGCAAAGATTATCGAGAAAGGTGAGTGACAGGCCGGGCTGGTATTCGACAAGTGACGGGAAAAAGGACTTATTGGCGACTTACCGGGAATCGTTATTCAGCAGGGCTTTTATCAATCCCAGCAGAAAGGCTCTTGAAGAGGCTGGAGAATACGTTTATCTTCCCAGTGGAAAAATCGAGCATGGGGGTTCAACCAGATCACCCGATCCGACCAACAGGGGCACTGGACACGGTGACCGTGTCATTGCAGATGCACTCTGTGCGAAGGTACTTCGCGAACGTAAGGAGGAGACAAAGGAACCGGAAATAGTAACTCCGGTAATGTCTCTTGCGTGGCGTCGGCAACAACGGGAACTCGAGATTTCCGACGAGTGGCTCTGAACCCAAAAAAACACACGGATGTGTCCCGGCTTCGGGAGGCAATGCATGCTTCCCGAAAGAAGTTGGAGCCGTTCCGCACCCGTCATCGTCAGGCCCTTGAGCAGTACGTCGGCTCGTACTACTCCGATGACGGCTCGACCAAGCCGGTCCATGTCAACCTCATGGAATTGGCGGCGAACATCTACGAGCGTCAACTCGTTGCTCGCCCTCCCCAGGTACTGGTGCTGACTCGCAACGAGCAAGTCAAGCCGTATGGCCTTGAGTTCGAGCAGGTGATCAACGATTCGCTGAAGGACTACAACGTCCACCGCATCCTGCAACGGTGCGTGAAGAGCGGGTTGTTTTCGATGGGCATCTGCAAGGTGGGCATCGAGGACAAGGGCACTGTCGAGCAGGGCGGTTACGACTTCTCGGTCACCAAGCCCTACTGCACCGACATCCTGGTGGATGACTGGGTGCATGACATGACGGCACGTTCGCAGGAGGAGATCACCTACTGCGGACACCGCTACCGGATGAGCCTGGAGGATGCCAAGAAGTTCCCCGGCTTCAAGAAGAGTGTTCGCGACAAGCTCCAGCCCGCCCAAGACTTGAACTACAACGAGAGTGGCGACCAGCGGGTGCATACCCTCGCCAGCGGCTTCGGCGGCTACGACACCGAGTACGACGAGAAGGTGGAGTTGTGGGAGATCTGGCTCCCGAGGGAGAAGTTGCTGGTCACTCTCGGACCCAACGAGGGCGATTTGCCACTGCGGGTGGTTGAGTGGAATGGACCGGACAGGCATCTCGGCCCGTTCCACCTGTTGTGGTTCTCCGAGGTTCCGGGCAACTCGATGCCTCTGGCTCCGGCGATGCTCTGGAGCGGATTGCACAACATCGTCAACGGGCTGTACCGGAAGTTGGAGCGTCAGTCACAGCGGGCCAAGGTGGTCGGTCTGACCCGTGGCATGGATACGGGTGATGCCGAGCGGATTCGCAAGGCGAGTGACGGCGAGGTGGTGGCGGTCGATAACCCTGATTCGGTTGTTGAAAAGCAATTCGGGGGGATTGACCAGCGTAACTTCGCGTTCATGTTGCAGAGCAAGCAGTTGTTCTCCTGGTTGGCGGGGAACCTTGAGAGTCTTGGCGGATTGGGAGCGAGCAGCGAGACGGTCGGCCAGGACAAGATGATGCAGGCGAGTGCCAACCAGCGTATTGCCGGGATGCAGGATCAGGTGATGCGTTTTACTCGCGACATCATCAGTGACTACGGCTACTGGCTGTGGACCGACCCCATGCAGACCTACAACATGGAGTTGGATTTTCCGGACGTGCCCACGGTTCAGAGCGAGTTGACTCCCGCCGAGCGTCAGACCCACTCGTTCTACGAGCATGAGTTGGAGATCGAGCCGTTCTCGATGCAGTACCTCTCTCCGGGTCAGCGGTTGCAGAGCATCAACCAGATCGTCCAGAGCGTGATCCTTCCGAGTCTCCCGCTGATGCAGCAGCAGGGGATGGGGATCGACATGGAGGCTTTGCTGAACATCTATGCCAAGTACAGCAACCTTCCCGAGTTGAATGACATCGTGGTGACCGCCGCAGAGCAGGCTCCCCCGCCTGATGACCCGAGGCAGAGTCCGGTCACGTCACGGCAGAACGAGCGAATCAGCCGGGCTGGTGAGGCGACACCGGGTCGCAACGAGCAGGAAATGATCCAGCAGATGATGTCCGGGTCCGAACCACAGATGACAGGAGCCTGATATGCCTAATTTTGCCAACTACTTTGGTGACATGTTTGGCGGCATGGACTTCTCGAGCCTGTACGGGAACATGGCGACCCAGCAGCAGCAGATGCCGACGCAGCCGACGACGTATCAGGGTCAAATTCCATCTCAGCAGCCGCAGCCGTCTTGGAATAACTTCAGCAATTTCGGGTTGGGGTCATTGTGGGGAGGAGGTTCTGGTCAGCATCCGGGCCTGGGCAGTTGGTTTTCTCCCAGTTACTCCCGGTATGAAGCACCGTCATCTGAAAGCATGCAGCAGCCGCAGCAGATGCAGCAGCAACAAGCGGAGCAGATGCAGCAGCAGATGGAGCAGCAGAGGCAGCAGGGCATCGAACAGCAGCGGTATCAGAATCAGTTGATGGAGCAGCAGATTCAGCAGGCCCGGCAGCAGACGCAGCAGGGGGGCGCGTTGTCGTCAGGAATGGACGCACTGACCGGCTGGCAGCAGCAGCCGCAGCAGCCGCAGCAGTATCAGTATCAGCCGGGACCGATGGATTCTTCTGGTGGTGGCCCGACATACGACGAGCCGCGAGTTCCTCCGAGTTACGCCGGAATGTTCGATAGATACCAGCAACAACTTCCACAGCAGATGGGCCGGGACAGGATCATGAGCATGATCCAGGGTCTTTTCTAGGCTTACGCAACACGGGAAATGAACAATGCCACCAGTCCCCCCGATTCCACCCGCACCACCCTCGAGAGGTGGTCCGTCATTGGCTCCCAGTGGACCGACGCGCAGGAGGTTGATGCGTGAATACCGGGACCAACTCCACCAGTCGATGCAGCCCATTCCGCCGCGATTTCCCAACATGCCAATGACCCCGCTTTCCGGTGGTGGCTTCGGAGGCGGCGGATATGTTCCTCCCGGTTCTACCCATCCCGGTCCAGGTGGAGGCTCCAGGCTGCTTGACGCATTGCTGGGAATGCAGCAGGCGATGCAGCAGGCTGGCATGGGTATTGGCCAGGGAAACTATCCTGGTCGACAAGGATTGAAACCTCCCCTTTATAGTGCTGGAGTTCAGGCCGGTATCTATGACCCCAACTTGATCGACCCCACCACCGGGAAACCAATGAAAAAGACTAAACAGATAGCGGATTACTACAAAGGCAACATCCATTCGTCGCTCTCCAACACAATGGCGAATGTCGGCGGTGCGCTTCGCGATGACATGATAAACAGTCCGCAGTACCAGCAAATTGTGAAGCAAGCAGCCATTAACAGCGGTTTAATTCCACCAGATCAGCCCGCGCCTGGACCGGGGCAGATGCCTCCACCAGCAGGAGTCAACCCGTACTTACCGCTTGGTCCGACGAATATCTCTCCGGGTGCGCCGGGTACGAATACCGCTCCTCCCGGTAGCGGGTCAGTCTATCCGCCGCAGTACGGACCCGCGCAGAAATACGGTCAGCAATACTAGGAACAAGAAGAATGCCTGATTACGCATTTCCACCTCCCCCGCCCATCCCCCCTGATCCGGGCCTTCTTCCCGGTCCTGGCTTTACCGGCGACCGCAATCCGCTTCCTCCTGCTGGTCCCATGACTTGGCCTGGGATTCCTTTCCCCGGAACTCCCCCATTGACTCCACTTCAGGAAGTGGGGGGAGCATTAGGATATCCATGGCCTCTAAAGCCGCCGCCGGGAATTAAGACACGTCCTGACCCCAGAACCGATGCGGGGAAAGCGGTCTATCAGGACGCTTACAGTGATCTTCCTCTGGGTGGTCCGGGCACTCACTCCGGCGCACATCCAGGGTTGCCAGCCTCCACAGTCGGGGGCATGGCGCCGAGTTGGCTTGTGGAAGCGGGGATGCAAAAGGCTGGCGTAGGAACAGTACCAGATCTGTTGCCAGCGGCTCAAGCCAAGAAATTTGGTATGGATGTAGTTGCCTACAAGGAATTGGTCAGGGCGATGCAAAATGCTGGTATTTGGGCTGTAAATGCTGCTGGACCGCTTGGTTCGGCACTGCTTCCACATCTGTGGCCGCAGAATCCGGGCGGATATCCGACTATGCCCGGCGGTGGCCCCTTGCCCTACGATCCCAGTCTTCCAATTAGCGGGGGTAACCCGAGTCCGGGTATGCCGGGATCTCCTCCTAACCAATATCCCTTCACGCCACCGCCGCAACCCTACCAACAACCGCTTCCGCCAGGAAGATACCCGCTTCCTCCCGGTACTGCGCATCCCCGAGTAGGAGGGCCGTATCGACGACGATGACAGTCGTTTACAAAATAAATGGTTCGGAAGTCACCCGAAAAGAATTCGTAAAGGATTCCAGGGGAGCCGGTAATATCAGGCAACCCTATTCCACGAGCCGGGTGATCGTCTCAGAAGCGGCTGCTGTTCACCCAAAAGACCGTCATGCTGCTAATGAACACGCACGCAAGCATGGATTTGCTATTGATTTCGACAGTCAAGGTCGACCAAACTTCACCAGCCACCGGCAACAGAAGGCTTATTTGAAAACAATTGGCCTTCATAACAAGGACTCGAATTCGTAATGCCAAGGGTTGGGAAGAAGAAGTTCGCATACACGGCTAAAGGGAAGGCTGCTGCCAAGAAGTACGCCAAGAAGATGGGCAACAGGGTAAGCAAAAAGAAAAAGGGGAAGTAATGCCAGAAGAACAAGCGGCTGTTGAAGAGGAAGTCCAGCAGGAAGTCGTCAAGGAAGTCGTCAAGGAGACTCTCCCCGAGATCCTCGAGGAAGAGCCGGTAATTGATACGTCTCCTCCGGAACCGGAATCGGAACCGGAAGTGGAGCAGCAGACAGGATTTCGCACTGACCAGTACACAACAGGCTCCCAATTGGGATTCAGCCCGGAACAGGTGGATGCTTTCGGTACTCCCGAGAACTTCGACCGGATGCTGGGCGCGATGCAGCACAACGCACAACAGCAGCAATACCAACAGCAACAGCAACAGCAGCAGCAATACCAGCAACAGCAGCAGCCTGGGCCTGTTGGCAATTTCCAATTCGAGAACCCCGATGATTTCGATGAAGCCATCGTCGGGATGAACAATCACATGAATTATCGCATGATGCAGATGGAAGCGATGATGGGTGCAATGCACCAGCAGAACGGTGTAATGCAACAGCAGAACGAACGCCTCCAGGCAGAAGCGATTGGCCGTTCATTGGAATCCACATTGGATGGAATGGACGAAGATCTTTTCGGTCGTGGTCCCCTGAATGGACTTTCAGGAGATCAGGCCAAGAACCGGATTGCCGTGGCGAATGAATTTGCTCGCGCGGGGGCCGGTTACATGCAGCAAGGGTTGGAAGCTCCAAGTATTCCGGAGTTAGCCCAGCATGCTGCGAACGCTTTGTTTGCTGACAATTTCAAAGACAAGGCATTGAAGGAGGCTTCCGAACAAACCCGAGATGTTGCCAGTCAGGCTTCGGCCCGACCCACGCAGCAGGAGGAATCCCCCGGTTCGGGGACGGAAGCCGCAATTCGTGCCGCAGCCGAATGGCATCGGGAGCATGGAACAAATGCCCACGATGCGTTCGGGTAACAATAAGGAAGGAGTAATCCATGCCTTACCAAGGCGACGATTACGCTGATCTAGTAACCACCACTCTGCGTCATCTTGAAACGACGACATGGGCCGATATTGTTGTTGATAACCAGCAGCATATCGCCATGCCGCAGATCCTCAAGAAGAAGAAGGTCGAGTTCGGCAGCGGTTACGGCCATCAATTCAACGTCCGTGTCCTGAGCAACAACGCTGCCAGGAACGTGAAGTTGAACGAAGTGGACAACCCGACAACTGCTGACACGCAGACCACGGGCAACATTCCGTGGCGTCACACCGAGACCCACTGGGCCTTGGAAGAGCGGATCATTTCGATGAACCGTTCACCCTCTCGTCTCGTCAATCTTCTCCAGAGCAGTCGCGTCGATGCGATGACTGACCTTGCGGAGTTGATGGAGAGCAACTTCTGGGGCGCACCTGGAAGTTCGTCCGACTCGCTGAAGCCTTATGGCGTTCCCTACTGGATCGTCTACAACGCTTCGACCGGCTTCAACGGCGGTCACCCCTCCGGGTTCTCCGACGTTGGCGGCATTAGTTCGACCACCTACCCCAGATGGAAGAATTGGTCCGCGAACTACACCAACATCTCGAAGGCAGATTTGGTGCGCAAATGGCGTGAGGCTGCGACGAAGACGGAATTCCGTCCTCCCGTCGATGGCCCCTTCTCAAACATGCAATCCAGCTACGGCTTCTACACCGACTACTCGGTGTTGGGCACTCTGGAAGAATTGCTTGAGAGCCAGAACGACAATCTGGGCAACGACGTGGCGAGCAAAGATGGTAATACCGTCTTCCGCCGCACTCCGGTTGTCTGGGTTCCGTACTTCGACAACAACAGTGGCACGGTTGACACAACCAGTCCCATCTACGGGATCAACTGGTCGGTGTTCAAGCCTTGCTTCCTCTCCGGTGAATACATGAAGGAGACCAAGGTTGCTCCGCATCCTCTCCATCACCGGACCATAACGCAGTATACCGACTGCACTTACAACTTCTTCTGCGTGGATCGCCGGAGAAACTTCGTTCTGAGTCAGTAGTCGGTTGATTGAGAATGTTCACCCCCTGCCCTGCCATCGTTGCCATGCGGGGCAGGGGGGTCATTACCGGGACTGGCAACGCCAACAAGAAAGATTGAGACATGACCTCTTCAATGCAACACAAGGGTGCGGTAACTGCCGGTCTCTCCGGCGCAATCTGGGGCAACTTGCCCATCAAGAATTGGGCAATGAGACTGGGCGGTCAATTCCGAATGCTCGATGGAAACGGACTGGCAATGCAGGACAGCGGTGCTGCATGGGCCGATGACACCGCGAATCTTGGATTCAAAACCATCCAGACATCGGGGTCTACGGTCACCGTCGCTTCGGACGTGACGAAGTCCCACAACGCCGCCTGCCTCAAGTTGCTCACCGATGGAACGGATGGAGACGATTGTAGTTTCCAGACCGAGTTGCCTGTGATCAACATTGCCAAGGGTGCAGGACGTTGGGCCTTTGAGGCTCGTGTGAAACCGTCCTCCATAGCGGATACGATCAGCAGTCTGTACGTTGGTCTGACATCGGCTACGCTCGCGGCGAACTCGACTCTCTCTTCTCACGACATCGCTGACGTTTCCGCTGTTGGTTTCTTCATCGACGAGGCCGATGGAGACGATCTTCGAGGAGTCGTCTCCGATGCGAGTGGCTCGGCTGGCATTGCCAATCAGAATGTCACGACTGCCGAGAAGTTCCTTCTGAAGAATGTGGACTTCTACAACATCGGTGCGGTGTACGACGGTCTGCGTATCAAGTTGTACGTCACTGGAAACAAGTCCACTGACGACGCAGGCGATGACAAGACCTTCCTGCTCCACGAAGTCGGTGAAGGGGGTAGCCAATTCCCCAGTACAACCGACACGGACATGTACTTCTTCCTTGGCGTAGAAGGCAAGGCGACCGGGTCCAATTTGCTGGTCGAGTGGTTCGCCTACGGCCAGGAATTCATTGACTTCTAGGAAGTCCTCGCGGGTTGAAACCGGGGGGGAGTAATCCTCACGGCTCCCCCCCGGTTGACGCCACGGAGAAATAGATGGATGAACGGACGCGAGAACGCATGGAGATCATGAACGGCGGGCCACTTCCCCCCGCTGCCGTGAGCCTCTACGACCAAGTTGTGACCATGTGCGAGAGAGTCCACGGTCCATCAGAGTTGTCAACAATGTTGTCGGCTTTGATCTTGGCTATGCCCCGTGTCCAGGCTCCGGTGGAGCCACGACCGGGTCCACCCTCCGGGTCTCGGTCCTTGACCAAGGAGGATGCGGGTCGGGAGTTCCGTAGAAACGGTTCAGTCGGCACGTTTGTCGGTCGTGGCCCACGGGGTTTTTACAAGGTTGTCATCGACGAAGAAGAGCTTCTGTTGAACCCGGAAGTCTTCAGCAAGGAATGCGAGTTGATTGATGGCTGAATCCACTCTGAGCCTGTCCTTCGAGGACTTGCGGGACGCGGTCTACGAGTACACCTACGGTGGCGACGGTAATCATTCCGGTGAATCCGATGCCAACCGCAAGGCACTTGTTGACCGGATGATCTATTCCGGTCTGCGCCAATTCTACAAGCCACCCCCGGTAGGTGGACGGATTCACGACTGGTCATTCCTGATGCCGGTCACCACGCTCTCGATCAATGCCCCGTACACCACGGGGACGATAGCCGCCACGAACGGTGTGGTCACGCTCAGTGCCGGGACATGGCCGACGTGGGCGGCGAGCGGGATGATCGAGATCAGCGGCACGGACTACTCGGTCGCCACCAGGACCAGTGGTAGCCAGTTGGTTCTGGATGACACGAGTTCCGCTTCCGACGTTGATGCCAGCACGTCGTACAACCTTCACCAGGATGACTACGACTTGCCGGATGACTTCGGCAGGATCTTGGGGCCGTTCACCTTCGCTCAGGCTGACAACGCATGGTACACATGCAAGGTTGTTGGCGAGGCTCGCATTCGTGAGTTACGCCAAAGGGACAGGTACAAGAACTATTCAGGCGGCGACCCACAATTCGCGGCGATCCGTGCGAAGACGTTTACCGCATCGGCGGGTACACGGCAGGAGGTTCTCTTCTGGCCGCAGATCACGTCCTCCGCGACGGTCACCTACAAGTACCGTGTTCGACCGAACAAGCCAACATCGACCGGGCATGACGACTTGACCGGCGACTACCTCTACGGTGGCAGTGATCACTCCGAGACAATCCTTTACTCGTGCCTAGCCGAAGCGGAACGTCGGGTGGAGGACGAGAAGGGACCGATGTGGGCACGTTTCCAAGAATGCTTGGCCTCGTCTGTCATGTTCGACAGCCGTGACAACCGTGCCGAGCATCTTGGCTACAACGGCGATGACTCTGACGGAATTCCGATATTCAACCGGAACCGTCAATTCCTGTATAGTGGGCAAGTCACCTACAAAAACGAGTAGAGACAAGGAGCAAATCAATGTCTGGAAGACACCAAGTTCAGGATGCAACGGGCGTCGTTGTGAGCGATGGAGATGGGAACTACCTCGTTTCCGCAAGCGCGAGCGCACCATCTGATTCCGCAGTCGGATACCAGACCGGGGCACTTCACCTCGACACGTCGAACAAGCGTCACCACATCAACGTGGGTACAGCAGCATCGAGTGCGTGGGCCAGGAGCAGTCCGGTTCGCGAGGTCATCAACGTGACCTCTGCGACCAAGACATTGGTGTTGGCCGATTCCGGTTCGCTGGTCGTTCTCGACTTGGCTACTGGCATCGTTGTGACGTTGCCAGAGGCCAACGCCGCTAACACCGGCTGGTACTGTGACTTCCTCATCAAGACGACGATCTCCGGGTCCAACGTCATCAACATTGATGCCTATCAGGCAACGGATCTGTTTTACGGCTACCTGTCGTTGAACGACCACAGTGCCGCGACAGCAGCAAACAACAGGGTGTTCTTTGCCGACCAGTCCAATGACGATCAGATCGTTTTGGGTCAAAGCGACAATACGCAGGGCAAGATGTATGGCGGCGTCTTCCGTGTTGAGATCGCTGGTGTAAATATGCTGGTTTGCTCAGGACAACTCCAAAGCGATGGCACTGCCATCACGCCGTTCGCGTAAGGAGGTGATCTATGGTTTCTTCGACAACGACAGCCTTGGCGGAACTTGGCAACACCGTGTTCGGCGGTGGCGGTCAGAAGTTTGCCAGTATCACGGTTGGGGCGACTGCATCGGCAGAACTTGTTGCTGATTCTACAAAGAACCGTATTCGCGTACTCGCCCTGGTTCTCACCCAGAT